TGAAGTCTATCGGCACAGAGGCCAGGAAGGACTCCAAGGCTGCCGAAGCGGTGAGACTGATTGACGCCGTCTTCATGGAGGAGCGGAAGATGAGGGAGGGCGGCTGGGGCCCGCCCTCGCTCAATTAGTCGCTACCTACTCATTTAATGAGAATTTAGCGAAGAATGTTGCTTTCTTATCTATTTCACTCATAAGTCCTAATTTATCCTCTCAATCGGCTTAGAAGTGCCTTCAGTAGTGGCTTTAAGCTCTTCTGCCTTTACGGCATTGACTTTGAAGTCAGTGCCTTTTAATTTGGCAATCTGAGCCTCAAGCTTCTTTACCTCAGCGTCCTGCTTTGCCTTAAGCTCTTCCTGCTTTTTGGCAAGTTTGTCAGCTTTAAGCTTAGATTTGATAGCTTCTTTTTCTGCTTTTGCCTTATCAGCAGCTGTGGCAGTTTCAGAAGCTATAGTAGCCCTTGCTTCAGCGACCTTGCTGTTCTCGGTGGTGAGTTCGGCTATTTTTTTGGAAGTACTAGCTTTTTGAAAGTCAGTAGCTATTCCAAAGATAGAACCTGCTAATCCACTGCAAGCTAGGGTCTCAGTGATTACCGCAGTCCAGTCGAACTTTGGGGAGAGGATGTATCTTCCCCAGCCGCCAAGCGCCCAGACATTGATTATGGAGCCGATGAAGGCAAGGACGAAAGGCAAAATGAAGAGCCATTTGGTGATGACGGATTTATCAACGCCATTCTTCTCAGCCCAAGCCTCTGCCTTCTTCTTGATTGGAATCTTAATCAATTGGGTAAGCCCAAAGGCAAAAACGATAATGATCAATCCTCCAATCCCATAATTGGTTAGGAACTTAGTGAAGTTTTCCATATCCTTTTTCCTTTCTCCCCAGTTTAGAGACATTTGAGAGGTCTTTGTTTTAAACTAATTCATAAATTTTCAGACTGTTCCAAACACTTTTTGAAGTGGTATTTGACTTGATGTTCAGAGTAGTATTTTCGCTTAAATTGCCATATTAGTTTACTCTTTCTTTCTGAACAGCATTGGCGGCTTTAACAGCATCTCGGATTTGGGTTTCTGTTTGAATGCCAAGTGCATTCTTGATTGATTTAGCTTCGGCTGACTTCTCTTTGAATTCAGCTAATAGAGTATTCCATTCCTCATCAGTAATTGTTCCTGCTGCATGTTGAATAGCTTGCGTGTTGAACCAATCAAAGTATTGATTGAGCTCTGCTAGTCTATTCTCTTTGTTCGCCTTTTCTTGAAGTCTTTTTTGTTCTGCTTCTAACTTAGTAGTGTCTTGAACTATTGCTCCGTTTTCTATTTTGCAATAAGGCTTCTGAAGTTTGTCATAGTCGCGTTCGTAAATCTTTATCTTTCTTTTCTCGGATAGATCAAATAGCTTATTGCCATTATCATCCGTTTTCTCTGCATAATATTCTTCCCATGTCTGATAAGGAAGAAATCCAGCGTCTATCTCGCAAAAGCCTAGATATCCGTCTTTGTCTACAATTAGGACTTTCATGTTGTCCCTCCTTTCCTTATAAATTTGACAAGACAATCTTTTTCCAAGTAGCCCCACTTCTTAACCAGTTAATTAGCTTAGTCTTCGAATCGGAAGCTTGTTCCCAACAAGATCTAATATAAATTGTTAGACAATTGGAGTATAAATCTGGAATGTATATCTGAACCCCTTGATGTTCTTCGAGCATTTGAATAATTGTGCCCCAAGGATAAATGTTATTTGCTTTAATTCCAAATGGATCACCCGTACAATCGGTGTTGAAATAGCCATTTTCCAAGCCGATATAGTTATAGTCTAGTTTCTTAAGAGGTGCGGTTAAGTTTAATGGTATTGTCATATTGCACCTCCCAAGTCTAAGTTAGATGCCCTCATCGGTTGGGCAACTTCTATACAATCTGAATTTTGGAGCTGAGCTCCCTGAAAAAGTAAGTTTTGTAGTAAGTCCGACTTCGCCTTGACCATCAATTTGATTATACCCGCCTTCTTTTGTAGGAAGGAAAATCCAACCATATGAGCTTTTAATGACTCCAAAACCAGCTGGAAGAATGTAGTCAGTACTAAGAGTAACTCCTTTAATGCTAACCTTGCATTTAATTTCATTAAGCGAATAATAGAACCATATCTGATCTCCTCCCGACGGAATTGTGACTTGAAAGTCACCATACCATTGGCTGTCGTAAAGCATTTTGCCTCGGAATTGAGTTCTAGCCCAAGCTTCAGTAAGTAACTTAGGCATGGTCTAATACCCCCCCGATTTTTGTTGCCTCTCCTTTAGAGTTGCCAGTACTTATTTGCCTATTGCTCGAAGCATTAGCAATCAAATATTCGGTGTCATTCTGTACTTTAAAAGTTACATTGCCTTTTAAGTACTTATCCGTAATTAAGTCCATTTTAATCTCCTTTCCTTAATAGATATTCAAAGCATTTCTGCCTTTAACAATCGTATAGGTAATGTTAGCTGTTCCTTGATTTCCTGGAACCTGTACCTGTCCTAGGCCTCCAGGGGAATAACTTCCATCTGAATTGTATCTTCTCAACACTGCCGAAAATACTGAGGTTCTGTAATTGGTTATCTTAATGGTGGTTTTTCCTCCAGCAATACCTTTTGCCCCGCTAGTTATTTCTACTCTCAAGTTCGAAACATTGGTGAACACACTGACTTCATACTCATCGTTGCTTGACGTGTCTTTTACTCCCACTAATCCTTCGCCTATGTTATCTGGGATTACTTGGGCTATCAGATTGCCTTCCGCATCATATAAGTAGTGAAACTTATAAGTGTTAAGTGGAGAAGTTGTGTTTACAATAGTATCGCCATTGTCGATTCTGATTCCTGATCCGGCTTTCATCTTCTTCTGGTATCCATCGGTGAATACGGTTCCTTCCTTATCAGCTTCGGCTCTCGCGGCGAATATTCTTCGCCACACCGATTCGCCTTTTTTCTTGAGTCGATCTATAAATTTTTCAGCCATGGATTATCCTCCTTTCTATAGGTCAATTGTGTGATATTCCACACTATCGTCGCTATTCTCAATTTTTGATTTGTCTGTAAGCAAATAGCCAAGGAATGTATAGGTTCCATCGGCATTCTTGACATAAACATATTTGTAATCCATTCCTTGGTATCCTTTCTAGCTTTGCGAAGCTTCAGCGTCGACAACTGCTATTCCGCCAATAGCTAAGTTATTTAGAGAAGCATCATCAATATTTGGTGCGAATACAATCATTTGAGAACCTTTGAGCACTCTGCCTTTAGCATCAACTTGTACTGCTGAATAAGTTCCAGCTGTTACTCCAGTATTCTTTAAGACTGTGTTGATTGTGGCGTTGGCTGTTCCATCAAAGTTTGCACTTCCCGTGGCATCACCACTTAAGGCGATTGTTCTAGCTGTAGCTAACCGATTGGCTTTTCCTGCTGGTGTCGTTCCAGCTTTCAATTTGCCTATCTCGCTATTTGCAGTGTCAGCATTAGTCTTTGCAGTATTGGCTGTTCTTTGTGCCGTGTCTGCTGCACTCTTGGCATTGTCAGCTTTGGTTTCTACAGCTTTCAATGCTGTGACTGTTGCATATCCCGTTAAATCGATGGTTTGAGTCTCAAGTGGGCTAAGTTCGTAATAACCTCTAGTTCCTTCATTGTTGTCTAATATAGCTGACACCCAGTAATCTGGAGTTCCTGTAGCCTTGATAAAGATATTATCGCCGATCTTCAAGTCGCCTTTAGCCATTTTTTTAAGTGCAGTATTCATGTCTGCTTCAGTATCATATGCAATACCTCTCACTCTGCCTTGTGCTAATGAATATGCATCGTTAGCCTTAGATTGAGCATTATTTGCAAGAGTAGTATTGGTTGCAATCTGATTGACTTGAGCTTGAGTGATTGCCACTGTTCCGAGTTTATCGAGATTGACAATGACATCACCCGTCTCTTTGTTTCCTGTTCCGACTTTAACTGATGTCACTCCAGCTTTTGATGCTAGAGCGAATAAGCTATTCAAGATTGCTGCTAAGCTAGCTCCTGCGCCTTGTCCAGCTATTCCTCCTTCTGCTTTGATTTGTTCGACAACCGTAGTGAAGAACTTCTCTTCGTATTCTGTAGCAGACACTTTTTCTAAGTATCTTGCTTTGACAGACCTTACTATCCTATTTCCAGCCATGTTCCACCTCCTGTGCTTTCTTTAGTATTTTGGCTTTTGACTTCTTTAATTGTATTGCCTTGCAAGATGTAATAATCACCAATCTGTTGTTCTTCTTTAAGAGTAGTTCCAGTAATGATTTTCTCTTCTAATCTTTGATTTGTTACTTGAATCGCATTTCTAAGATCTAGAATGTCATTCTTGTTTTTCTCAATCTGGATTTGTTGAGCTAGGTCAACTGGACCATCATTGCAACAACTGCTCTTCTTGAAGATTAAGGCTACATCTTCTTTTCGTCTCTTCACATCTTTTGCTTCACCGAACATAAGTACCACATCATTCATGTACTCACCTCCAGTGGTTTGACTTTCTTGACAATCAATCTTCCAATATAGTCTTTTTCTTCTTTAGTCTTGTCTTGATAATGGATTTCAAGATTGTAGAACGAAGCTCCCAATTCTAGTTTAGCGGTTTCCTCCGAGGTAAACTCGAGCTTCCAACTATCTTTCTCTTCATCATGAGTAAGCTGAATATTCCTATTTCGGAACAATATTCTTACTTCATCTATTGGAGGATCTTTACTGGATAAGACTTTAAGACTTTGAGAATAAGGGAGTCCCTGATAAATGACAATCTCGCTATTATTGATAACCGTATACATGTCGACTGTCCTCTCATAAATCTATTGTGTGGTAATCGAATTCATCGCTGACGACATCAATGGGAGTTATCAGCGATTGAAAATCTGAGATTGTCGTTCCGCTTTTTCTAAACTGAGCTATTGGATAATCATAGGAACCATTAATTTGGTTCTGTATATCGGTCTTATTAAGAGATGATGAAGCAGGAACAACTGTAAATTCTGCACTTGCATCATCTGTTTCAGCTTTGTAAGTAACTCTTGCTGCTATGTACTGAAGGTCACTTCCTGTTACTGTCACCTTACTAAGGTCGGCTATTCTTTCCTTCTGTGCGAGGAAAAGACGGAATCCTTGAATAGATAGAGTACCTTTTTCCATATATACTTCACTACCAGTTCTAGTAACAGAACATCCATTCAATGAGCCGTTCTGTTTATTAAACGCCGTATAGTTAAGTAAAGCACCATTAGAAACTCCTATTCCTATTCCTAATGGATCATCTTTTCTCTCGAGTAATCTAACGCTCATCTTTCATTTCCTCCTTTCTAAATATCGACATCGCCTTGATAAATAAAATCTGCATAAAGAGCACCAGCAGCGTTAGTAATTTCTAAGTCTTTATAGATGTACCAAATATGATCTTCAGTATCGTCATAATCGTGTTCTTTGGATTGACCAAAAGTTCTAAAAGTAAATAAGTTTCCTTGAATAGTAATAAACATGAAAGGATGCTTAGTGTAATTAACGCCAGTGTTATTTCCCCAAATTAAATTTAGGCACTTATCCCAATAGTCGCCACGTTCTCCGTTATATTCTTGTGGTCGATCTTGTATTAGCAATTCAACTTTCTGAAGGTATCCTACACTTTTTGCCGTATAACTACCATATAATGCTAATTGTGCTTTTTCCCCGTCTATTAGAGGGAAATAATCGCTATCTAGAAAGGTCATTTGCGCATCAATTGTGCTTTCCACTGGAATTCCAAGAGTCGTAACAGCTTTAGCTCGATATCCTACTTTTGCTTTTGCCTTAGCTGCGCTTGAATCAAAAAATAATCTTATTCCAACTAAATGATTCCAATCAATCGCACAATAAACACTTTTAGGAATCATTGAACCTGTAGCAAAGCTTGACTGAAGATTTAGAATTTTTTGTCTTTTTATAGTTATCAAATTAGATAAATTTGAGCCGATTCTAACTCCGCCAAAAGATCTAGACTCTTTAGCCCAAGAGTATCCTGCTGAATTTTTATTATGCTCTTTCTCATTCTCATAGGAATTAAGGGCTTCTTGATTATCTGCTTTGACAAGAAATCTAAGGTCATCCTCATAAGGATGTAGTTCTTTTTTTGCCAAATCATCTATAATCTTTCTTCCAGTTATTGTTGCATCTTCTCTTAAATTTCTTGTGCTTTCTCTTGCCGACATATCAAAATCTTGAATGAGATATTTCAAGTCGGAGAATGGATTGGAATCCATTGGCCTGAATTTGAATTGTGCTATTGGCACTCGATAAATTCCGTTATTGTATTTGTAGAGATTGTCTCGGTTACTTCCATTCACGCCATAGTCATATTCATATCCGTTAGCTGAGGAAGTTAGTACTACTCGTGCTGTTTGATTGAGAATGTCGGAAAGATTAATCTCAATATAGAGAGTGCAGTAATTATCACTTGCTAACGAATCTTGATGAAAGCCATGTACTTTGATTTTTTCCTTAAGCTGTACTTGCCTTCCATAAACACTAAGCATTCCAGGATTAAGATAAACTACAGGATCTACAGGATTAGTTAAATCGAATTCAACTTGGAAAGGTTGAGTATTTCCTGTCTTAATCAATCCAAATGGTGCCTTCTCGCTTGAAGGATTTATCTTATCTTGCGATTCAATCTTTCCGTTTCCTTTACCATTATAGAAAATAACAGTATCAGAATAAGCAAGGACCTTAGTTCCTTCTTTGTTAACAAAATTTACTCCTGTCTGTGGCATTTTAGTATCCTCCGAATACATATGCTCGAATTGTTGCATTTTTATAAGTGAATGGTGCGTCAACTGCTCTTCCTGTTATTCTTACTTGCTTATTAGGAATATCAATTTCTATCTTGTTACTATCATTTGGATAGAATATTGGAATTGAGGCTGTTGTATTTTTATAAACCTCTAGTGTTCTTCCCCCATTAGGTAAAAGATTAGTAAAATCACAATTATCAGCTTTAAACAGAACAGCGTATGCCTTTTCAAATCTGCTCAAAGAATTGCTATTTTCAAAGGGAATCCAATCCGAAAATCCCCCACTATATTTTCCCCTAACTAGTATGTCACGACTTTTAACTAGAACCGCTTCTTGAAGTAAATAAACTCCTCTTCCTGGAAGATAGAGATTTTCATTTACTCTATTCTTATCTCCGCCCTCAAATCCTCTTGCTTCAGCGCATACTTCAGCCTCGGTCGCATACTTAACACCTACAACCTTGCCATTTTGCTCTTCAAAGACTTGATTGAATGGAACCCCGGCTATTCTCCCAGTGCCGAGAAGATTCGTTGCGTTCTGGGCTATCCCAGGCTCTAGAGTCGGAATCGCCTTGCTGACATTTGTCCCATTGACTCTGAATAGGATGATGTCATAAGTGCCTGCGCCATTAAGGCAGTCAGTCTTCTCAAAGCTATCAGCCGTGGCATAAATTCCAACGTCACTCTTGGCATCGTCTTCATTGATCGTCATCTCTAGCTTTATGCAAAACGTTGCATTGTCACCAAAGTTACTGCAATCCACTTCGACCTGTGAGTTCTTGCCTATTTCAATAAGTCTTCCGCCGAACATGATCATGCCAGAACTTATATAAAATTTACCATTAACAAGAGAAGCTTGGCATTCGTTATAAACACCTTGAAGGATTCCATTTCCGAGCATGGTGTACCACATACAGGCATCATGAAAAGCAGTCACTTGCTCGTTATTAGGAATCTCTGCTGGAGCTTCAATATTGGTATTCTTTCCATCAATATACCAAGTCCTCTTGCCTGTATTGTCAATCTCAACATAAGGCATATACCTCTCAAAAGGATTGCTGTTGTTCTTTCTAACAAGAACCAAGTTGTTGCTAGTTACACGTGCTATATCTGCCATAGTCTTCTCCTTTCCTTAGTCATCCATAAACCAAAAGTCTGATAATCTTCCAAACGTTAAGGACTTATTTCCTTTGCTGTCTTCTTTAATAGACATTACAGGAAGCTCTTTTATAGTATTCTCGGCTCCGTTTGCATAATCAGCTGGAAGATACTGATTGATGACACCGATGTATCTAAAGTCCACATCATCAAGAGTTGAACCAAGCTTACTATTGAGATTGATTGTTACCTTATCTTTGTATCGATTTTCGTTGAGCTTTTGAATAGCCTCAGCCTTTGCTTCGTTAAACGCCACTTCTTCTTTTAACTTATTTTGTTCTTTCGCTTCATTATCGTAATCGGCTGGATCTTTATAGACTGTCTCAATTCTTGGAGGATAGAGTTTGTTGTCTTCTTTTGAATTGTATGAATCACTTACCTTGTATTTGTTAGTTAGATAGTAAGTTTTATTTCTTATTCCATTAGTTGCTATAACTCGGTTAGTAACGTTCTGAGTATTAGTCATCTTCACATCATAATCACTAAGCTTTATGTTCTTCTTCTCAGTAATTCTCATTGCCTTGAAGACTAGCTTATACTGATTCTCAATTGTATCTATCTGAGCTTCAGCAACAACTACCACATCATAGACATTGCAAGCTGTCTGGATAACTTTCCAAAGGCTTTGAACTTTCTTGTCTCTTGATATTGCCTCTTCATCCCAGTCACTTGCTGATAGAACTGTAAGGTCAGAAGTATCAACCTTGTAAGTAATTCCTAAGTCTAATCCTTGTGAACCACTTGTTCCGTCTATTCTCTGCTTAAGAAGATAATCGAATAACGACTTGACAGAATTGATAACGTATTTACCATCCTTATTCTTCTCTCCTAGGTCAAGCATTACTGATTGGTTGAAGAGCTGTCGGCAGTCAATTCCGCTTATCGTAGTAAGCCCATCCTTGGTATTAGGAATGCCGCAGAAGGAAAGATACTCAATCTTGCCTGTATTGCTAAACATGGCAATGTAGCAAGCATTCTTGGAGTTCTCGAATCCCTTGCAGGTCAGCTTGAACTCATCAAACTCATAAGCCTTCCTCGTAAGAGACCACTCGCTGATGATGTGCTGGGTCCATTTGCCAAGAGGCTTGAACTCCTTGTCATAGAGGCACGCCCAGCTCATGAGATGTACCTCACGTAATGGACTTCACAGCTCGCTTCCTCATTATCAAGAGAAGCAGTGATCTTGCTTCTTCCAGGATTAGCGAATAAGAAGGAATCTTTCGACTTATCAAGAGCATCGAACATATCCTTGGTCGTAGTTACTCCAGTCTCTGCATTAGTTTCAGATAGATAAACCCTATTGTTAAATGCATCGATAGTAAGTGTCGCGCCTTCAGCCAGTGTTGTTCCGGCTCTGAACTGAACTGTGCCATAAGTCTCCCCATTGGTCCCGTCATCGTTCATCTGAGTGATGTTGACGAACGGAGCTGTCATCGGTCCTTTAAGGATGACCTTAATAGGAACCTGTTTGAGGTATTCGTTCTCGATCAAGTTCGAATCGGAATAAGCGCCGCCTCCGTAGAAGTAAGGATAAGCATAGTTGTAAATCTTTCCCCTATGGGTGTTGTTAATCATGATTGAGAAGAAGTCTCTCTCATAGAACGGAGACAAGGGCTGCATCGTCAGTTCAGCCGATACGTAAAAGTCGTCTCTTCCCTTTAGGTCAACATTGATTATTGCCAGCTCGACATATCTTCTGATTCCGCCAAGCTCAAAGCTGAAGCGGATATGATACTTCTCAAGATTGTTATAAGCGGAAATCCAAGCCATGAAGTTTTTGTACTTCTGATAGGCATTCTCGCCCTTCCACATTGCCGTGAGCTTTATGTTCTTCTTTTTAAGCGTCTGCTTAAGAACGTAGTCAATCGTATCGCCAGCGACTATCGTGACTTCCTGCTGGAAGCCTAACCCGCTAGGAAAAAGAATGAAATCAGTTTGAGGCATTGTTACTTGTCCGTTAATTGTAACCGCCTCTCTTGTTTCCAGCTCCAAGACATCGAACTGAATAGTGGATACTATGTTGTCGCCGATTATATAGTCATATCTTGCCATGTTATCCTCCTATCAGGACTCTCTTCTTCTCAGTTAGGTAGTCCGCCATTTCTTCATAATCGACATCTTTGCTGATGTCATTATTCATTGTTGAATTGTCATAGTAGTTATTGGTTGTGTTATAGGTGTTTCCTTGGCTACTGGCGTTATTTCCTGCTCCCTTTTGGTTATTCTCCTCAAGGGTGGAGGAATCGTCAACAAAGCCACTTGTATCGATTACAGGGATGTTATTTACCTCAGTATCTGTTCCTACTGTGCTACCGATAGCAATTCCAGCCGCCACCGATCCTGCAAGGGCTAATGCTCCTAATGTCAATGCTGCAAGAGCTATGTTTCCAGTTCCGACATGAAGTGCTGCCAGCATGGTTATAAGTCCTGGAAGCAAAGCCATAAGACCTCCAAATACTGCAAAGGCTACAGCACCTCCTGGTCCTAAAGCTGCGAGAGCTTTACCAATAGCAGTGATGATTGGAGCGATTCCTTTAATTAAAGTTACTAACCCCTCAATCATTGGTTTAAAGCTCGAACCTAAATCAGCAACAAGTTTCTTTATAGTTTGACCTAAGTAGTCAAACGTATCTTGCAATTCAGCTCCTTGCTCTACTTGTTCGTTAGTAAGAACTCCTGCATCAGCGAGTTCAGAATTCCACTGCTCAATGGCTGCACTTCCTGTTCCAGCCATTTGAGCCATATAAGTACCGACATTGCTTCCAAACAAAGCTACCGCTATAGATTGTCTTGTAGCTTCATCTCCTACTTTAGAAAGAGCATCGAGATAAACTTGAAGAGCTTCAGTGCTTGTCTTACCTTGAACGTCTTCAAAAGAGAGTCCCAACTGTTCAAGCATTGTGCCAAGTTTCGAAGATTCCTTTTGTGCTTGTCCCTGGGCTGAAGCAACAGCTTGTAAGACTTGCTCGTAGGCATCTCCTTCGCCAGTAAGTTTATCCCAAGCATTACTTTGATATTGCCACTGCTCGGCAGTTCCACCGAACTTATCAACTTTCTTTTGGATTTCATCCGCTTCACTAGCAAAAGCTGTTCCTACACCAACAATTGAGGAGACAATACCTAAAGCGACTTTACTAATGGATGAGAATCCTTTTTTCATCTTATCAAGGTTTACATTACCAAATAGCTTAGTCTGTTTTGTAAGTTCCTTTGTTTGACTAGTAAGTGACTTTACTTGTGATTCAGTCTTGGCGATCTCAGCAGTAAGTCTTTGATATTCAATAGCATTTTCACTTACACCACTATTCTTCATAGCATCTTGCTTTTCTTTTAAAAGCTGGACTTTTTTAGTGCAAGCGTCTATCTGCCTATTAAGTTCATCAATCTTAAAACTCTTTAATAGATTGTTCTTAGGATCCGATTTCAAAGCCTTTGAAAGATTTCTAGCCTCTTTTTCAGCCTTGTTAAAGGAGGACTGAGTAGTCTTCAGTTCTGCATTGATTTGCTTTAGATCTCTTACGATTTCTACTGCCATTACTTAACCTCCTTATTCATCATCTCTTCCCACATCTTATTAATGTCTTCGTCTATTCCCTTAAGCATTGTTAAGCACTTATCAATGAAGTGTGAACCACTTACAATCTTTCCACTTTTGGTGGTGTATCCACGATTCAAGGAATTAGCTATAAGCTGGAATGGTCTTCCTTTCTCATCATATCCGTCAAAGGTTATGACATATCCAGTTTTTCCGTCGTTGATTCCTTTTGATTTATATGGCTCAATAATTAATGATTTAACCAATGATCCAGTATCAACAGGTGTAAGACTTTTTAACTTCTCAAAGAACTTCTCAGAATATTCTTTTAGAATTTTTTCTGTCGATTCAGTTGCTACTTTTGCCATGATCTTATTAGCTTTTGCAAAGTATTCCGTCCATTTTGCCATACTAACCTCCAAACAATTGGTCTAAGTCACCATTTCCATAAGTTCGTCCCTCCTTGATATTGCCTTTCTTTGTCTTCGTCATCGACTCCGCATATTCTGCGTAGCCATTTAGATCTTTAATCGACCACACATCTAGGAATCGGCTGTCAAGTCCAAGAATTCTAAAGGCATAAAGCACTGCATAGGCGGACTTGCCTTTCTTATGCAATCCGCCTCCACTAGTGTTTTTCGGATTTTCTACCCTCGTTTATAAGTCTATTAAGAACTTTGTAGAAATCGCTTGTAGGCTCTAAGAAATCTGATTGCTCGACTTCGTTAAGGATTTCCTCATAGGACTTCTTTCTTGCTTCCACGTCTCCTGCATATCTGTAAGCAACATAGAGATTTCCAAGAGTAGTAAGTGAATTCTTCTCTTGCAAATCTTTAGCTAAGTCGCCTCCATTTGTGATTTTCGGATAGTAGATGACAATAGCACTTACCGCATTGGTAAGAGTATGTCCTCTATAAGTTTCAGTAATCATTACTTGCCGTCTCCGCTAGAAGCAGTGGTTTCTTTAGCTACGAACAAATCTTCAGCTTGTGGCTCGACTCCTTCTTTAATGAATTTAGGTGAGCCTTCATAAACAATTCCACCAAGAGTCTTCTCTCCATTGACAGTAACAAGTTTTGCATAACCCTCAATGGTGATGGATTTAGGACTATCCTCGTCTTGTCCTTGGTCGAGATTGATAGGCTTAAATTCGCAGTCGTATAGCCATAAACAATAAGCCTTGCCCTTCTCGTTCTTTCCTCTAAAGAAGACACAAACATCGGTTTCATCACCATCGCCAGCACAAAGATTAAGGTCGCCATCTGCATCCTTTTTAAAGCTAGTAAGTAAATCAAGCGCATCGGCATCAATGCCGTAAAAAGTGAAGGAAACATTAGCTCCTTTTATGACTGTGTTCTTTTCAACCTTATTATCAGCAGAATAGCTCTTTTCAGAGTATTCAGGCTGAATAGTAACCGAGATATTGTTAATTTCCTGCTCTGAAGCTCCCTTAGCCAAAAATGGAATAGGAGTATTGGAAATTGTTGGTTTTCCAGTTTCTGAATCGAATCCAGTAATTTCAAATAATCTAACCTGTTCAAATGCCATTTTTACATTTCTCCTTTTTATCTGATTCTTTTCTTTAAGTCATAACTTAAGTGAGCAAGCTGATTGTCAGAATCGTAACTATCAGTCTGCTTAACTTCGAGGCGATAGCCTCTCTTTATTGCTTCATCTTCAATCTTAGAAAGCATATCCATGATTTGTGATGAAGTCCTGTCCTTCTTGGTGAAGACATCTATTGCGATTGCTCCCAATTGAGACTCTGGCTTTTCATCGGCTCTTCCTGCTTCTTGTATGTAGTAAACCTCGTAAGTAAGGAATGTGTCACCAATAGGAAGAGTTGTTTCCTTCCTTGCTGGATAGAACAAGGCTCCTGTCTTGTCGGCTCCTAATCCATTCTTCAGTCCTGCTGATTCAAGAATGCTCTTAATGTCATCGTAGAGTATCTTCTGGGCTTCTATTACTTTCATAAGCAGTTGCAATCCTCCCTATATTCAATTGAGTCGAAGCTAGGAGGCTCAACGCTTTTTCCAGTAAGTTTCATCTCTGTTCTTCTAAAGTTGAGATTATCGATTCCAGTGACAGCGTAAGTCCAGTCTTTATACTCGACATAAGCGTCCTGTCTCTTCTCAAGGCTTCTTCTGTAGTTGATCGTTATCTCCACTTCATTTGAAGGTTGAGTGGTGTTACTTGAGAGTCTTTCCTTAGCTGATAACGAACGTATGTAGGCTTTTATGTAGCTGTCTTTCTTTTGAAGATAAACCTTTTTAGTAATTGTTTCTCCATTAGGAAGCTGTTCGTCAATACGAATAAAGATTTTTATATTCTTATCTTTGTTCTTTTGCTTATAAGCTTCCATCGTCTTTTACCTCATATAGATTTCCAATAGAATCCACTATCGCTTGAAGCTGAATTATGGATTGCTCCAATCTTCTTTGGATATGGTCATCTCCGCCATACCAAATCTGATAGATATAATCTCTTGCTGCGCCTTTAGCTGTCTTATTGATTTCTTCGTCAACGCTCCAGTCATGACCTGTTTTCTGATATAAGAATTGCGATGCTTCTTTCGACAATTCCTCTAATCTAGAAAGAGGAGAATAATCGTCATCAAGATTGAGCATCGCAACCATCTCCTCGTTGGATAGGATTCCCTTGCTGGGCTTGTAATCTTTAACCATGCTATTCTCCTCTCTTTATTTACTTAGTTTTACCGCCAGTCTAGGCTGCTTTTAAAGAAATGACTTCAAAAGCTTTATCTACAACCAAAGAGCCGCCAAACCAAGCCTCGCCTCTAACAGCTAATAAACCTTCTGCAAACTTATAATCTTCAGAAACTTCGATTTGATAATCACCAAAGGTATCAAGTTCGAAAGCGGAAAGATAACCATAAAGCATGTTGGCTAAGCCGTCGACAATTCTGTAGTTAACAATTAAGCCTCCGTCCTTAATGGTGCCTCTTGTGTTGCTGTTATCTGGAGTAATCTCATAGACAGCTTTCTTTTCGTTGGTACCTCTGACATCACCGAAAGCAATAAGCTGTTCTCTAGTTAAGAATAAGGTAGCAATACCGCTATATCTCTTACCAGGCTTATAGCTAAGGACAATTTCACGAAGAGTCTTCTCACCAATAGCAGTTTCCTTAAGAGTCACAGCACTAGCGAGTTTGTTGCCGTCAGTATCAACACAAGTAGGAATCTTACTGATAATGAAATCTTCAGCGGAAGTTCTTAATGCACTTAAGGCGGCACTTCTAACCTCGGATTCATAATCAAGAGGTGTAAGTCTTCTAATAGCTTTAGAAATATAAGTAATAAGGGATTTAGAAACTGGAGCAACCTTAATAATTCCATATTCGGAACCTGTTTCAGCAGGTGCACTTCCTTCTGTATGATCACTAGCTGTAAGACCGCTTTTACGATAGGCATGTGCTACGGTTTCATTACCAGCATAATTTTTGACAATAACGTCATTTAAAATGCCAAGTTCACCATCTAAGTTGTCATAAATACCATCAACAGCTGAAGGCTTGGCAATCTTTCCACTGGAAAGTAAGGCTGCCCTTTGTTCTTTAGAACTGATAGCCATTCTATTAGTTTTAACAAACGTTTCAGCTCTTTCGGTCTTAGCTTTATTTTCGGTGCCGAATAAATCAACTTTAGGAGCTTCATTAAAAGCATTTAAAACAGCTTGTCTATCTTGTTCGACCAATCTGATCTTTTCAGCTTTTAAATCTTCAACTTCCTTGTTTCTTTTATCGAGTTCATCGATAGTGAGATCATTCTTCTTTTCAACTTCGCCTTTGATCTCGTTGAGGCGAGTTTCGATTTGAGATAATCTTTCTCTTGTTTCTTTAAACATTTTTCTTTTTTCCTTTCATAAACTTCTATCAATCTTACGAATCAACAACTCCTTCTTCATTTCGACTTTCAAAGCCACCGCTTTTTCTCTTTCAGCCACCGCCTCAGAGGCTCGTCGAGCAGAGATGGAGGTTGTCCCATAGGCAGGGAATTCAACTGCTGATACATCGTATACTTTGTCAATTTTTCTTACGTGATAGCAGCGTTCTTCCTTATCATAGGACTCTTCTTTTATAGTAAAGGCGAAGCTCATCTTATCGAGAAGTCCGCTCTTTACATCTTTGTAGACTTGAACGCATCGGGGATTGCTTTTATCAAGCAAGATAGTGCAATGAACACCATCATCTCTGGTCTCCAAGGAAAGCGTTCCGTTCCTTGTCCTAGCGACCGCATGATTGCCTTCTCCATGATTTACATTGAAGACTACATCAGAGACATCGGCTCCATTAAAGCAATCTTTCTCCATAACCTCGAAGATATCGTTATTGTCCCAGTCTTTTCCTAAGCAAGTCTTCTCATTGAAAACTACCGGATTTCCTTCAAGTACATAGTACTCGTTATCTTCTTTCTTCTGTGTTTCCTTACGGAATTGAATAGAACCAAATCTAACTTCTCTTTCATTCCTTTGACTCAGATTCATCTTGTTGTTTTCCATTGTCTTCATCTCCTTTGTCTTCTTCTGTAGGTTGCTCTTCATTGCCAACCCCTTGATAAGCGTCGACTTTATTAGACGCCACATAATTCAACGACTGAACTTCCTTATCTCCGTTTTCTAATCTTGGAAGATAGAGTAAGTCACAAACGACATTAGGTCTTATTGTCGGAAGCTTTAAGTAAGCTTCTGCAAGTTTGATTCGTGTTTGCAACGAGGCTGTCTGTAACGGACTTGTAAGAACCTCAATCCTATTACCGACATCGAATTCTCTATCGGTGAACAGTTTTATGGTGAGTTCTTGACTTAAAGCTGTAATAAACGGCTCTAATGCTCCATCATAGACTGACTGCCAAGAGTTTTCATCGTAACTGGAGTCGAGGAATTTCTCATTAACTCCGAAGAAGTTATATACTTCTCTTTTCATTTCCTTGACATCATCTGAAGTAGCCCATTTGGACTGGTTATTGACCTGTGTGAGGTTCTCAGCATTCGTTACATAAAGAATCGAATCTGCTTTATTTATTCTATCTTTGAACTGCTCTTGCTTCTTTATAACCTGCTGTTCAGACATGTTAGCTGAAGAAGCAACAATGAAACGAATAAGACTTGAGTTCTGAATAGCCTTGATGATTCCTTCTTCATTGGTAGCAAGAATTTCAAGGATCTTATTCATTGAAGGATCATAGGTGTTGAAGGGATTACTTGTGCTTGGATGTCTAATCAAAGTTATGAAGTTATCAAGAACATCCTCTCGAACTTCCCCATTAAGATTAAATCTAATGAAGATGTCGTGTCCTTTGACTCTCACATCCTGCACTTCCTTTGAACTTATTGTCCAAAGATTAGCGACCTTCCAACCATCCCACTCAATGTAAGCTAGAGCAACTCCGCTGAAGAAAAAATCATAAGCTAGCGAGTACCAAAAGCTATTAGCTGTTTGAACTGGATTAGGTCTATATTTCAGTACCTTTTCAAGATATCTAAAAGATAATCCTTGACTTTTCTCATTGGATATGCCTACTTCAATCTTACTTAAATGCCTAGCTAGTGCTGAGACACAATTACAGTAAGTAGCATTAAAGGCGGTTTCATAAGATACTGAAGAAAAGCCACTGTCTAATGTCATGAAATTGGCATTATTAGAAGCTTTTTGTTTGATAAATAGGGATTTAAACTTGTCAAACCAACCCATACTACCTCTCTTTCTCGCCCAAGTAGGCGTCTACATTTTCGCATAAGGATACGAATCCATCCAAGATCGTTGCCGGTCCATCAATCTTATTTCCTCGATGATCTCCAGCTTTTTTAGGCATCAAATTCCCGTTTCTATCGGATACTAGTTCTACGTTAGTAAACATCCACTTAGTTACTGGGTTATTTAAATAGCAAAGTTTCCTGTCTTTGAGGAACGCTTCCATTGTTTGCATAGGAACACTAAGCGTCTTAAATCCTTGCGGAGTAGGGATTAGACATGACTTTCTAGACCAACCCATGGATGCTAGCTCCTCTACTAAGTAGTTAGCACTGTAGGAATCGTAATTGATATGCTCGTAGAAGTACTCGTGCTTTTTGAACTGCTCCATTACGTAATCCGCCACATCATGATAATTAATCTGGTTAGGTGTTGTGGATATTCTTATGTATCCTTTGTTTATCCAAGCTAGCCATGGAACTCCACTGCTCTTGGCTTCTGGAGAGTCCAGGAACGACTTAGTACACCAGTACATAGTCTTGGCTATTACACAGTTCTTATCTTGATCGAATAAAAGTGTTGTAAATGCCGTTAAGTCGTTTGTCCTCGATAAGTCAAAGCCGCCAAGAGTTGTCGTTCCGTCAAATTTCTTGAGATATTCCTTAAGCAAGTTCTCCTTATCAACGATTTCATGGTCGTAATTAGCGTAAGCACCATTGTTGATAGTCTCGGCGGTAAGCCAGGAAGTATTGCTGACATTAATTACATTGAAGTCCTTGGTGAGAATATCATTTAAGACTGTTATATCGTTCTTTGCCTTATTTACCTTATCTCTAAGGTAATCAATTTTCTTAATCGGGCCTAATCCTGGATTAGACTTATACCATTTGGTCTCATCCCACATTTCTTCCTTGTCATCTAACTCATAGATGATTATTAAAACCTTATCGTCTTCAATTGTGTGGTTTAAGACTTTTGAGTAATACTCGTACTTGTTGTCAAATAGCGCTCCTCTAACAAATCCCGCAGTTCCGATGATGTTAGTCAGTGGCTGTCTTGTATTTGCTGTTGCATCCTTAAGGATGTTATAGACCTCATCTGGTAAAGCATGAGCTTCATCGATGATGTTACAAGAAGAGTTGAAACCATCTTGGCTTTTAGTGTTCTTCGACAATGCATAGAAGTGAGAATTGTTCTTAGGATAGTAAATATCGCATCGGGGATTGACTCTTCTTTTAAGCTCGGCGCTGAGTGCTGGAGACTTCTCTCTTACAAGGTCGGCGCTGTCCCATAGTCTTCTCGCTTGGGCATAAGTTGAAGCGGCAACGTAGACTTCAGCTCCTGGCTCTTCAAAAAGTGCCCACAAAGCGAAAGGAACTTGAAGGGTGGTCTTTCCGTTCTTACGACCTATTTCTATCCACACCTCGGTGAATCTTCTCATTTTGGTGTCTCTTCTTTTGATTCCATAAATAGCTTGAATAATTGCTTTTTGGAATAGTTGAAGAACCAATGGAAGGTCAGCCCACTCCCCTTTAGACTGTCTAATGAATCCAAGGAATTTACCTTCGTGTCTTTCTAGATATTTTACCTTTGAAAAATTACTAGCTCCCGCTTCTCTTGGCACTTGCTCCATCCATTTTTCAAAAGTATCTAAGTCGGGAATGTCTCCCTGTATGAATCGAATGACATAGTTTCCAGCATTTTCATCAAAATAGAACTTATCGCTTTTTCCTTGGACAATCGGCTCTAAATCATCAAAAAAGCATTGACCGAGCTTCTTACAACAATGCGTTTCTTTATGAGCCCTTAAGAAATCAATATATTGCTGAAGATAACTAGCCATTATTTGCTCCTAACTGACTGAAGAATGCACCTAAGGAATCTGTGTTTTCTACCTTTTCTTTTTCTGCTATCTTTCCGAGGAACTTTGATCTTCCTGTTGGAGTAAGAAGTAAGTCTGGGGCAAGCTTTGCCATAATAGATGTCTCATCTTGCATAATCTTTAGGCACCTTCTAATCAATTTATCGGTATCTTCATCGGAAACTGCGATTGACTTCTTTAGCATGTCCATCCAAGTCTCTTGTGCTTTCTGATATCGCTCATAAGACTGAACGTATAAAACTAATTGAGTAAGGTCTAGAACATTAACTTCTATCTTCATTTTCTGATAGGAAGCTATAAGCTCATTCCATTTAGCCTTAGCCACTTCTCCTAAATAATCGGGAGGTTTAAGAGTGTTTCCAGTAGTAAGAAACGCATCCAGGTCTCTTTTATCAGAAAGCTTTTGGACCGCTGACAAAGACTTGGGCTTTCTCCCAGCTCCTGGCCTATATCCTCCATGCTTTCCTTTGGGAATCTCTTTAGTCTTTCTTTCTTCTTCCATAGTTATTCCTCGTTAGCAAAATGTCCGAATTTCGCCCACTCTTCATATCTAGGCTCTAATAAATGAAGATCTCGTATGATTCTTGCTGGCTTACATTCTTCAATCATATTCGTTGAAACAGGAAGATTGCCTTTATCACTATCTATATAAATAGCCAACGGTTTTTCTAATCCTATTGCATAAGAAAGCTGAAGCTCACACCAAGTCAACTGCTTCTCTTTAAGTATTCTCTTAGCTAATTCCCTAGCTTTGTGAGCTCCACTGATATCTACTTTGGTTGGATCTTTGCCGTTCATACATCCGCCTCCAACATTGGCGAATGACTGATAGGCATCGACCACTATCTTTCTTCCAGTAAGTCCGCTGTCAGCATAAGGACCTCCTGTTAAAAATTTACCAGTAGGATTTATCAAAAAGCTTTGAATATGTATTCCATATTCTCTACAGATAGTCATTGCAATAGCCTTAATTTCAGCATCTGTTACAAATCTGTTCTTTTCATTGTTTTGATAAGAAATAGTAAAATCTTTGATATCTTTCAATTTGAAGTTTTGGTCATAATAACCTGTAATCTGTGCTTTTCCATCAGGATAAAAGACATCAGGATTAATATGGACTAACTTGTCGTATTCTTTAGCAAATTTAATAAGAATAACTTGGGCTAAGGGGAGTAATTCTTTAGTATCATTGCAGGCATATCCAAACATCATCCCTTGATCTCCTGCACCTAAATGGTCAACTCCAATAGCTATGTCTCTTGACTGTTCAGAAATATTCTCAACCACTTGGAATTCTTCTCTATATCCAATGTCTTTCAATACCCTTCTTGCTATTTCAGCTCTATCAATCTTGGCGTTGGTAGTTATTTCTCCGAAGATATAAATCCGATTATTTTTAAGAGCGCACTCAATTCCTGCTCTTGTGTATTTATCTTGCTTCAAACATTCGTCCAAAATAGCTCCACTTATCTGGTCGCATATCTTATCTGGATGACCTCTAAATACAATCTCATTACTATACAATTTCATTATTTCGTCCCCTTTCTGATCAGTTCGGCTTTTTCTCCGGTAGCCTTCTCCCATCTATCAACTATGACATCACAATAAGCTGGATCTAGTTCAATCATTCTGCATTTTCTTCCAGTCTGTTCACATGCCATCATAGTGCTTCCGCTTCCTCCGAATTGATCAAGGACTATCTCTCCTTTTCTTGAAGAGTTAGCAATGAACCTAGCCAATAGTCTTATCGGTTTCATTGTTGGATGAAGATCGTTGTGGAGAGGCTTATCCTCTTTGATTACTGTTGTTGCCTCGCTGTCTTTCTCTTCAATATTCTTAATCAAGTCAATAAGCTCTTTCTTGGATTTCTTATTAAGGTCAGTCCTTTCTAAATCCACCACGGTATCCTGAGTTCTATCGTTGATGAAGTAGTGAGCTGCGCCTTCTTTCCAACCATATAAGGCTGGCTCATGTCTCCATTGATAATCCTGTCTTCCCATCGTGAAGGAATTCTTCTCCCAAATGATGCACTGCCTTGTTTCTAATCCTACCTGCTCTAAGCAATAGCGAAAGGATAAGCCATGATTGTCACTGTGGAAGACATAGAATACCCCCCGATTTTAGACAGCGGTTGGTGTTTGTAAAGACATCAAACAGAAACTTTCTAAATGCTGATTCATCCATATTGTCGTTTAGGATTTTATCTGTTGGTCGATTAGCATTTCTTGTCTTAGTACTCTTGCCATTTGTGAACTTTGAGACTCCTTCATAATCGACGTTGTAAGGAGGATCAGTCACGACAAGGTCTATCTTTTCCGTGCCAAGCAAGTCTTCTAGGTCTTTTTTGGAAGTTGCGTCTCCACAGATGAGCTTATGATTGCCTAGCTGATAGATGTCTCCTCTTTTAGTCTTAGGTTTCTTTGGAAGTTCAGGAAAATAATCATCTTCATGGACCTTTTCAAGAAGCTTGTCTTCTTCTGGAAATCCAAACACTGACAAGTCAACTTTTAAGTCGAGTAAGGACTTAAGTTCTAGGTTTAGCTTATCCTCATCCCAGGTAGCAAGCTCGCTGGTCTTGTTATCTACAAGCCTCCAAGCATCAATTTCCTCTTTGGTCAAATCGTTTAAATAAATTACAGGGACTTCTTTAAGCCCTAATCTTAGTGCAGCTTTATATCTAGTATGACCCGTGGCAATGATTCCATTCTTATCTACCGTTATAGGAACATTGAATCCATATCTTTTGATTGATTCTACAATCTTAGGAACTGCCTTATCATTGTTTCTTGGATTGTTTTCGTATGGATGGATTTTTGAAATATCAACCATCTGAATCTTTCTAATCGTATTCTTGAGCTTCTCTTCCATCTAATTTGTCCTTTCTTATCTTCCCGTGTCTATCTTCCAAAGGAGAATCTCGCACAATACAACAAGACTCCCCCATGGAAGACAGCTACCTATATGGGCAAAGGTAGCTGTCCCCACTTTACTGAGTGGAGGACTGACACAATGTCAATTAGTGTCCTTTTAGAGCTTTGGGCTCCTTAAGGACATGGCTGAAGATGATGGATTCGAACCACCGCCTCTCGGTTTCAGAGACCGATGCCTTACCACTTGGCTAATCCTCAATGTGGCGCAGGTATTTATTTAAAGTCGTATCACTGCGGTATAAACGATTTCCTACCTAGGTTCAGTACTCTCGTTTCCTTGGGCTATTTGCCGTAAGTACCTTGAAGGAATACCTGTTGTTCTAGATCTCATCAGTTTCCTTCTATCCTTCCTATGACTGTCCGACGACTGTATTTTTTCTACACTTCTTTACTTAGGAACGAATGGATACATCCATTGAATTCCTTCCGGAGCATTGCTTCCTTGTATCACCACCCATACAAATCCGCATAAATACAGGATTGCGCAAATGAATATGAGAGTTACTATTGCTTTGACTATAAACCACCAGTTCACTTGATTTTTGCCTCCTCTTGATTTTTTGTTTGATTTCTCTTGATTGTCTTTCTTTTCATCGTCCACTGCCGTTCTCCTTCCTTATTTAGCTAGAAGCTATAAGCTTCTAAGAGGTCGGCTGTCCTTGGCTGACCTTTTATAAAAATCCTTCAAAAATCGCCTCGTGTGTAAAATTGAACTTCCCGCCCGCTGATTTACAGCCCTCAAAACTTGATTTCAAGGTGGGGGGGATAGCTAATCAAGAGGACTCTTTTTGTCCTTCACGATGACATTTCCGTCACTATCGAACTCAACATCAAGATGCTTGATCTCTTGTCCTTCTTTGTTCATCCGACTGTGGATTGTGTTATGACAATCAAGGCATAGAAGCATTAAATTTGACCAATCTAAGCTTATTTTTGGATTGTCAACATTCAGTTCATTAAGTGGTTTCTTATGATGTACTAACCACCCAGGACCTCCGCACATCTCACATGTGTTGTTCTTATAGTTCCTAAAGGCACTCTGACATCTCCTCCATTCTTTTGAATGGTAGAAGGCTTCTACCTTTGGACCATGCTTTGAAGGCATCTATTGTTCTCCTTTAAGTGCAGGAGAGATTGAAAGGACAAGCCCCTGCACGCACAACCATAATAACTTAATATTGTCAATAGCCTTATCTTCGTTATACGCCACTTCTTGAAAAACTGGCTTGAAATCAAGTTCTTAATCTTGATTATTCCCGTTTTCATCGGATAGTCATTTTGCAGATAATTTAGCCTTTATGTAGGATAGTAAGTTCCCCTGGACCTTTCCTTTGCCTTGAAGCCTTGATAGAACATCCTCGTCTACAGTTCCTTTGGCTATTAAATGATTGATGACAACTGCCTTCTTTTGTCCTTGTCTATAGAGTCTTTTATTAGCTTGCTGATAGTATTCAAGATTCCAAGTCAATGAGAACCATACGATTATATTTCCTCCTGCTTGAAGGTTGAGTCCATGTCCTGCACTTGCTGGATTGATTACTAGAAGTCTTATCTTACCTTCGTTCCAATCTTTCTAATCTTTTTCAGTGTTAAGTTCACGAGGCTCTAATTCTTTAAACGCCTCCATTATTCTCTCTTTCTCATTTTTGAAATTGTAGAACACTAGAATTGGCTTCCCTTCATTGTCTTCAATGATTTCTTTTAACGCCTCTATCTTTGCTGAATGAATGACTTTGTAGTCGCCCTTCTCATCATAGATTGCTCCGCTTGCTAGTTGAATCAGCTTGTTCATGACTACCGCTGCATTGGCTGCTGTAATCTCTTCTCCATCAAGTTCTATCAACATGTCTTTCTCCATGGTTGTGTATAACCTAAGTTCAGATTCTCCAAGCTGAATAGGAATGTTATTTACTATCTTTTCTGGAAGAGTTAAGTAATCCTTGCTATTCATCGACACACAGATGTCTTTGATAGAATCGTTGATTTCCATTTCAGCTCCTGTTCTTAATTTGTATTGATGGAATCTTAAGTTTTGAAGATAGAAGTATCTATTCCTGTATTCAGTTAAGGTCAATCCAAGTCTTTGTCCTTTGTCTAGCAAGTAAATTTGTGACCATAGATCCATATATCCATTTGGAGTTGGTGTACCAGTTAGGATAACTACCCTTTTTGCAATGTTGGTGAAGGCTTTGCAAGCTTTCCACCTTGCTGTTGAACGGTTCTTGAAGCTGGAGGACTCATCAATCACTATCATGTCAAACGGAGGTTTCTTTTTGGTGTTGATGTAATAGTCGTATAACCATTTAATGTTTTCACGATTGATAGTCACAATATCAGCTTTTGAATTGATTGCTTCTATTCTCTCTTGAGATGTTCCAATCGCTTCTTCAATCGTAAGATATTTGAAGTCCTGCCATTTATTGACTTCATCCTTCCAAGTCATCCTAGCTACTCTTAATGGTGCTATTACAAGCACTTTGTTTACTTCGAAGTAATCATTCATAAGTAAGTCAATTGCCTTAAGAGTTATCGCTGTCTTACCAAGACCCATATCTAAGAAGAGTCCGCACCTCTTGTGACTTATTAAGTAGTTAACACAGAATTGCTGGTATGGATGGAAAGCCTCATTCGTAGTCATCTTCATCATTTTTCAACTTGGATTTCATAATCTCCTCCTTCTCCTCTTGCTTTTGCAAGAAGATTTATTAACCTCTCTAATAATTCTTTTCCATCAACTTCATCATTGGTCTTTAGATTCACCCACTTTGGAAACTGACCATGTTTTTTCGTTCTGTATAAAGCCATGCAAATAACCTCCAGTTCATGAGCGGTCAATTCAATTTTTATCTTGTTACTGTCCATTTTTTAAAGTCCCTTATGTTTGCCTTTCTAATGGTGTATTCCAGTCCATCATCACTACACTTCACAACTATTTGCTTAGAAGTCTCTTTGATTACTTCTCCTTCAAGGAATAATTCTTTCTTTTCCTTGTCTTTCCATCCCATATAAGTAAGTTCTACAAATGTCATTTTCATGCCCATAGCTCCGATATTATTTTGTATTCGCCTTTCAAGTATTTTGTTCGTTCTCCTACGAAGTCAATGATGATGTAGTCTGGAGTCATTTCAACAACCTGTCCAAAACAGCTTCCGATTATTTCCTTGCCATGAAGGTCTTTTCTTTTGCAGACTATGTAAATGTAATGCCTGAGACTTGGATCTTGACGTTCATCTCTATTTTTAAGAGCCTTAAGAACTTATCAAGTTCCTCTTCATTGTGGATGATGAATGACTTGCAACCATGTTTGGTCAATTTATCTTTCCAATAGTTTTGCTTTGCTGCTGTTCTTGATTGCGATGGTCTTTTCATTTCAACGAAGTAGATGTTTCCGTGAGTTCCAATTACCAGTCTATCTGGAACACCTGTGTTTCCTGGCGATTCAAATTTAAGGCATAATCCACCTAAGCTTTTTACGATGTCAGTCATCTTACTTTCAAATTCTTTTTCTAACATTTAGTTTTTTCTCCTTTCTTGAAACTTCCTTCAACTTCCCTCGACTTCCTTGGCTTCCGTTTCTAATCTTCAAGGTAACAAGTTACACGCGCACGTATACATATGTGTCTGTACAGGCATTTCTATGTATACGTATTACCTAATTTCATATGAAGTTATAGAAATCTTGTTAACTTGTTTACTTTTGGCTAAAAGTTCTCAATTTATCGAATGCTTTTAGGTTAACAAGCCCTGTTTATTCTTGTTTACCTTGTTAACCTTTAGAAGTTAACAAGTTTTTCCTGTTTACCATGCTTGTTTACCTTCTTATATCTTCTTTGCATACCGTAAGGCTTTATTTTTGAAAGCTTTTCTTCGTATTCCCATCCGTCAAGCTGTCTTAATATTTGACCAATCTTATAAGATTCCTTGCTAGGCATTTTTCCAAACTCCTGTCCTTTACACTCGCACCAAACCTCGTAAGGACACACACGGTCACGGAGGATCATGTCGTTGTCATCTCCTGTATGTTCCTTCTTCAATTCGTCTCTAAATTCATTAGTAGCTCTTAGGTATTTTTGTCTTTCTTCAATCGACATATCAAAGTAGAAACGTGGAAGAGGTGTATCAAGCCACTCCTCAATGATTCCCATATCGTCGTCTCGATAAGAGACAGCCTCTTGCTGCTTAATTGCTTCTGACATGATTGATTCGGGTATATCCATAATCTTTTCGCCGTTGAGGTAATAGTCATAAGCTTCCGCCCATATCTGATGTATCTCGTGGTTTGACATCTCCCAAGGATGCATTAAAGGCTCGTTGTTGCATTGAATTGGCATGAAGCGTCTATTACCCGTGGCATCGTTCAAAAAGTCGTTGTCGTTGGTTGTACCGATGAAGATACAGGTTCTTCTTGAGGTGGTGATGTTTCGGTCGTAAGCCTTCCTGTAGGTGTCTTCCGTTTTAGTTATGTAGGCCTTAATAGTTTCTCGGTCATCTTTCTTAAGACAGGTTAGCTCCGCCATCTCAACGAGCCATCTTCCTCTTACTGCATCAAAGGAATCTTTTTGTAATTTAAGGTCAGGCATATTGCCTTGAAACCATTTGTCTCCCAGCTTTTGGATTATGAGTGACTTACCTATACCTTGCTTACCGACAAGGATTGGCATGTAGTCGAACTTCGTTCCAGGCTCGAAGACTCTTGCTACTGCTGCAACCAGAGTCTTTCTAGTTATCGTTCTCACATATTCCGTATCTTCGGCACCAAGGTAGTCAATGAAGAGAGTATCGACTCTCTCGACTCCATCCCACATCTCTTTGGTTATGAAGTCTTTAACTGGGTTGAACTTATTGTCTGCTGCAATGCTGTTTAGTCCGTCAATGATCTTCTGCCTTGCCTCTAGCTTGTAAGTATTCTCTAAATAGATTCTTAGCTGCGAATCGTCCGTATCGTTCCAGCCATCGTCAACAGTGTCACGAGTCCACGGAGCTTTCCTAAGAAGTGTGTTCTTTCCGTTAAAGAGGTTCTTTCCTACTAAACCTTTGAGCTTTGGATCATTGGCTAGGATTAGAAGAATGTTCTCGCTAGAGGGCTCAGTGACTTGCTGTTTGTCCTTCTTAACGAAGGTTAGCTTGTCTGTCCAATTAGTGTCTAATCTTGTCGCATCTTGTCCAATCTTAGAATTGGACATCTTTTTGTTGATTAGTCCGACTTCAGTCCGATTAGTCCGAGATTGGTCCAATTGACTTTCATCTGAAACATCGTCAGTACATCCCAAAACGTTTCCGTTTGAAGCAACTTCTTCCTGTCCAATACCCAGTTCTTCCATGGCTCTATGGTGTAGCTCTTCTTTCACTGGTTCCAAATCTTCGCACCAACTGACCATAGCCTTGTAGCTAGGATATTTATTGATAGGAGTATCTGGTTTAATCTTGTCGTCTAATTGAGAGAACTTATGTATTCTTACTAGGTCAAAGGCATTGATTGACGTTCCAACGTTAGCTGGATCAGTGGCGTCTTCACACTTAACTGTCAGTGAATCGTTATATATTCTTAGTCCGTTTGAAGAGCTTCCTGGAATATAGGTGTATCTACCATTAACTCCAGGTTTATAAATATCTGATAGGAATTCGTCTATTGCTTCTTTCGGGCTGTAGACCGTGCAAAAGGCTCCAACGGCGCCATCTTTCTTCCTTGGGTCTGTTAGTACTCTAGTTCCTTTTTTTGTTGAAACAGGGTCGTCCTTGGCTCTTTTCCAAGTGGTCACGTCTTTATAATCCGGAAATCTTTTTAAGTATTCATCCGGATTTACAAAATCCCCTTTTATCTCCTCAAAGTAAGGCTTAATGTCTTTTGGAGAAGAAGGGAAATACATCATTCGATTGACTTGGAATGTTGTCGGGTCGAAAGTATCTATTCCGCAAAGCTCATCAGCTATCTCTCTTGCTAAGAACTCATATTCAGTTGGATTAACATCTCTTGTGAGTGGAATAATCACTCGGCATCTAGGTGTCTCTTCAGTGTATTTATGAGTTCCATATAAGACAGTTTCAAAGGTCGTGAAAGAACGGATATCTTCTAGGATTTGTTGACTGGCTTTGTCATCGATGTCTAAGGTTATAAAAGACTTTCTTATTACATCATTGATTTTCCTACTGCCGTTTTTAAGATAACCACTCACGAATCCGCCGACATCCTTTATTTCTCCTTGCCTGTTTTTGGTCATCTTCATGTATTCGGCATGAGTTTCTGATGTCACTTTGTTAGTCTTAAGCATTAGGACGAATTCAGCCCATGTCATCTTTCTATTTGTGTACTTTGAATCCGTTCTTTTATTGCATAAAGCTACTTCAATTTCTCTATTCATGATCAACTGCCTTTCTAGTAGGCAAATCTTTTGAAGCATTGCTGACTCTTCTTAGTTGAAGTGTAAGACCATCAAGTGAAGCATACGCTTCGATAGTTGTTGGTCCTTTTTCTATTCCAAGGAATTCCGTTACTTCTTTTGTAAGCCATAGTCTTCCTTTATCATCGATTCTTAATAGCATTGCAATCTTCCTCCGTTTCTATCTTCTCTACTTGGTCTTCAATGCAGGAGCTTTGTGTCTTTCCTGTTAGATAGGAAGTTAGTGTCTTCCTATCCACATAAAGTGTTTTCGCTGCACTGGTCGCATTATTGAATTTCTCCACTTTTCCATTCTTAAAATGGAGAATTATTTTCTTTCCGTGTCTGAACTTTTTTGCTTCTTCTTCGGTATAAAGAACAAGATTGTTAATGGAGCAATCAAGCGGATTTCCGTTCTTGTGCTGCACCTGAGTCGAGTAGTTAACTCTGTATCTTGTGAACGTTTCAATAACAGCAATCTTGATGATTATCTCCTTATGGGATCTTTCGTTCCTTATATCAAAGCACGCTATCGGCTCTGAACCACTCTTCAGCCTTAATTGCTTCGGAACAGCTGTCTTGATAGCCTCAGCTCTTGCCTTCTCGTCAAGACCGATTGGTATTCCGAGTACTTGTCCTCGATCGTTGAGATAGTAATCTGTGCTGTTATTAGAACCGATTAGCGTGTAAAGAGTTCTTGACTTAAGGCAGAACTCTATCATCGTTTATTCCTTCTCTACTTTAGATAAGTCAGCGATGGCTTGATTGATTTGATCGTAAGTATCCTTGACATCGAGTAAGGATGTAGCAAGTGTTTTTAAGTCACTTGCGTTTCCTTTGATAAGGAGCTTAGCCTTTAAGTGGCTGAACTCCTTTTCTCTCTTTGGAAGAGCCTCGTTTGTTAAGATATCAATTGTCTTCTTATAATTTTTAGTCATTTTAATTTGTCCTTTCTTTAGTCTTTTAAGTAGAAGTTACAGCAGTATCCTGCTGCTCTTAATGGAATCTTCGTATCGTATCTTCCAGCACTATCCGCCATTACTTTTTCTATGTGTTCCAAGATTGCTTTGTCATTCGGGTAAGTCTTGTAGTCGCAATTAACTATTACTTCATCATGGACATGGAATCTTGGATATAAGTTTTCTTTGGCAAGTCCTAGCATGGCATCTCTTAAGCAGTCTCTTGCTATGGCTTGAACAATGTTTTCAAATAGCTTTCCGCCATAAGTGTCTATCTTCATCCATTTGGCTTGAGTTCCTTCTCCGTAGTAGATTATTTTTGATTTGAACTTATCGGATGGATCACCTTCGATTGCAATGTCTTGATAAGCAAGAGAGCGACCACTTGGCAGTTTTATGAAGAGGATTTTTCCTCTCATCTGAACTTCTAATCCATGAGGTAAAGGATGCTTGCTTCCTGGATAGTTGATTGCTTCTCTAACCGCATTGTCTAGGAGTGACCAGAATCTCACGATTCCTTGATTGGCGTCTCGCCATATCGTGACAAGTCTTTTGATTTGCTCATCACTCCAACCATACTTATCGGCTCCGAATCTCTTGTAAGCTTCAACACCGCCTTGGTATTGCCCAGCTAGTTCAGCAACCTTGCCTTTGGCTCTTTCTGGTGAATCATGGCTTATCTTTTCGATTGGGATATTGAACATCTTTGAAGCTGTTGCCTCGTAGATTCCCTTACCTTCTTCGAATGCTTTAAGCTTCCATTTCTCATCAGCAAGCCAAGCTGCGACTCTTGATTCGATAGCGTTGTAATCGGCAACTACGAATCTTGAGTCTTTCCTTGGAATCATTGCTGTTCTTATAAGCTCAGACATAATCTGCATGGTGTTTGGATACAGAATTTCGATGGATTCAAAGTCGTTATCTAATACAAATTGCCTTACTTCTTTAAGAAACTTGATTGTGTTTCTTGGAAGATTTTGCGTTTGAATGAGTCTTCCAGCCCATCTCCAAGTTCTTGAGGCTCCGCAGTACTGAAGGGTTCCATGGCATTTCCATAGATCTTCTTCGGGGTCATAGATTGAAGAATTAAGCATTGTCGAATACTTATTTACGGATGTTTTCTTGGTTGATTGCATTATAGTAAGAACTTCAGCTACTTCTTCATTGATTGTGTTCTGAAGGAGATTTGCAACTGTTTCCTTGCCTATGGTCTTGGTGGCTATTCCTTTAGAGTTTAACCAACTAATCATCTGTTGAGTTGAATTAGGATTCTCTAGTTTGGCTATCTCCTTAAGCCTTTCACCGAAGTGTGAGCTTTGCTTATCAAGATAGTTTTGAATGTTAGTGCATAGCTTAACGTCCACGCCGACTCCAAGGTCGTTGATTTTGGCATCTAGGCAGTACATCTCGTACTCATCTTCAGTTAGGTCAAGAAGTGCTGTTTCTCGCTTGAATATCTCCCTTTCGGCTACTACATCATTGATGTTATAGCCAATGTATAACTTCCATTTGTCTTCATCATTAACTGGAAGATTTCTCTTCCTGTAGTTGTTAGTTCTTTTAGGTTCTTGCGGAACTGCGAAGAAACTAATCAGCTTAGTTCCTATCACTGCTTTCTTCTTGTCTTCTTCTGGTAGACCCAATGCATTTCCTACATCTTTTAAGGACTTAGGAAGTCCGAGCATAGAAGCCATGACCATCGTGCAGAACCATCCATGTGCGTCTAAGTACTTGCCCTTACCTAGGATTAATCTTGAGAAGCATACTCTTTCGAATGTGGCGTTATGAGCCACCTTCAGGATAGTGGGATCTCTGATGTCATGAATGAATTCATCGGGAATCTTCTGTCCTGAGGCAACATCGATAACTTTTACTGGATCATCATCGTATGCATAACCGACGAGCATTATTTCAAAGTCGTCGGCATCTGCATACTTATAGGCTCCGTATTTGATATCGTTTGAAGAATAAGTTTCTAAGTCTATATGGAGTATTCTGCGATACTTCTCTTTAAAGGAGATCATCGTCAGAAGCGTCTACTGCACTGTCATCGGGCAAGGATGCTTCGTCTTGAGCTTCTTTGATATCGTCAGCAAACTCGGATGTGGCTTCGATCTTTCCACCGAGCTTTTCGCCTTTTTCAAAGGTAAGAACATTTCCAATACTGCTTCCAGTTCCCATGTTTCCTCTATTTTCATATCCGAAGAAGTTAACTGAGATAGTTACATAGCAACCACTATAGATTTTTTCATTAGCATCGGGAGTATCTTTAGTGATGTGCTTACCGGTTAAGTCAATGATATCTGGTTGACCATCTTTTGAAGCTTTCCAAGCGGATAAGAAGTAGGAATTCTTATAAGCTTCATCATCTGTTCTTTCAACATCACCATCTTTAAGAGCAGAATGCCATTTGCCTGTTGCTTTGGCTTTCTTTAAGTCTTCTCCAGCTAATGGCTTACCATTTTGCTGAGCTTTCCTAATAGCCTCGCTAATTGCAAATTTGACAGCATCGATATTCTTAGTATCGTTCTTAGGAATGATGATATCTGTACGATATCTAGGTTCTTCATTACTGAATGAGGTAGGTTCCAATAAATTGCAGTATGAGAGTCTTACTTTCTTGATTACTGCTCTTGTTTTAAATTCTTCTTTTTGTGCCATATTTTTCTTTTCCTTTCATTAAATTAAATCGTCATTGTCATCAGCTTTATTTGCTGATTTGAGTTCATCTTTGAATTCTTCGGCTGCTGACACAGCGTTGAATTCGGGTCTCTTATCGGAGTCGGGAACTAAGGTGAGTTTTCCTTGAGGTTTCTCGATTAGATCCTCATACTCTGGATAAGTTCTTTTAACTATCTTCTTAAAGTCACTTACGGAAATAAGTTCGGCTGGCTTATAGAAGATGGCTTTGTCATAGCCGTTTGCCTCAAGTCTCTTAATAAGGGCGTTCTCGTCCTTGTAGTGAGCGATTGAACGACCTTCAACGAGCTTGTAGCCTTGGAACTTAGTTCCTTGTTTTGCCTTTTCTAAGGCGTAGTCTTCGACTTTCTTGATCCAGGCTTTTACGTCAGCTAGCTCTGGAAGAAGCTTCTCGATTTCCTTATCGCTAAGGAGTTCGGGATTTTTCAATTCTTGTTGCATTGTTTATTTCCTCCTATTTCAAGAATTTTTTGTATCGTCTCTAATGGCTTCTTAGCTCTTTCTTTGCAGACTGCGTTGACCTTGCAGAACTGGCACCAAGGTCCAGCTTTGAGCGGTCCTTTGCAGGAGTAGGCAAGAGTAGAAGCCTTCTTAGCAAACTCTCCAAATTGCATCAGCTCTTCTATTGGAATCTCTTCAGTCGATATGTGATCTAACCTAGGTTGGAAGATGTTCATCTCAATGGTTTTAAAGTCCCATAAGTCGAATCTGTTTAAGGCTCCTAAGGCATACAGTCTTAACTGGGTATTTCCTTTAGCCTCAACTTTGACTCCTTTTCCGTATTTGAAGTCGATTACAACCAGTTTGTCTTTCTTGACCATTAAGCAGTCGCATGTTCCAAATCCCTCTTTTACCCAGGGAGAGAAGTCGACTCTCTGTTCTACTTCGACCAGTGGGAAGTCTTCCCAGTCGTCGATGTATTTATCCCATATAAATTCGAGATAGCTTTTTCCGCATATTTCCATCTCTTTGTTATCTGGAATAACTTCCTTAAGATTTACTTCCTTGTTAACATCCTTTCTTACGAGATACTCACAATAGGCGTGCGCCCTCGTTCCTTCTTCAGCAAAGGATGTTTCTACATCCGGAAGGTCTTTAGTTAGACCATAGCTTCCTGGGCAGTTGATCCACATTGAAGAGCCCGATGCACTGAGTTTGGCATGTGCTCTAGGTGGCATATCTACTCCTTGGTAAGAGCTTTGACTTTATCGATGAATAGCTGTCTCTTCTCTTCGGGAATAGCTGTTATCTTTTCAGCGCCTAATTCGTTAAGGATTGCTTTGATTTGTGTTTTAGTCACGCCCATATGAGTTGCGTCAAGGTAAGCTAATCGACAGTCATCAGTTGAAGGTGCGGCGGCTTTAATTTCCTTAACGAACTTCTCAGCGTTGGTTTCCTTTTTAGGCTCTTCTTTGATAGGAGCCTTAGTTACTTCAACTGCTTCTCTTGTTTCGACCTTAGGTTGCATAATGGTTGTTCTAGAAACATTTTCGGCATTGAAGTTCTTGGCTAATTCCTGGACTTGTTTGACAAGTTCTGGAATCGTCTCAGCTTGGATTTCTAATTTGATCATCTTTCTTTTTCTCCTTTTTAATATCTTTGATGAGCACTAGCCAGTAGTTGCCAGTGTCTGGATTCACTTGTCTCTCGAACACTCTTCCCTTTGGATCCATGTAGGTCGTTTCATTGATTTCCTTCATAGACTTGAGATAAGGCTCGGTTACATAGTCGATGAATGCATTGCCTGTTGATTGCATAGGAAGTAATTTACTCCCTTATTTGAGTAAAAAAATTTAGAATTGAAATCCCAGACAAGTCTTGAGCTCTTAAGATATGTTTTAAGGTGAATTGTCTAGAATTGGTGCATTTTATGTTGTAATAGGATGCTTTACTCAATCCTAATTTTCTTGCAAAAGCTTCAGTAGTTAATCCAGTTATTTTCTGTGCTTCATCAAAGGTCTTTTTGTTTACTTGTAGCATTTTCATTTCATCCTTTCTCCTTTCAATCTTTCGAGGAGTTGTTATCTTCTTGGGTATGTTTGCTTTCTTCCACAGCTTATTCATTTTTCCTCCTTCTCTCCTACAATCTTTTTGATGTGAGGGAAGATTATCTTTGTGAGGAGCTTCGTAGCTAATACAAGAGTGAAGTAGACATCATCACCTATTCTTCCTTCAAATCCTTGCATGAACTTTTCAATTAGATACTGGTCGTTTTTCTCGTTGAAGATTTCACATAGCTTTCTAATGTTTTTCCTATCACTCCACTGATAAGAGGTATTAATTTCATGGGTGATTGTCACTCTTCCTTCTGTAGCATCGACATAGAAGGTAAACCAGAAGTTGTTGTTAGTAACGATGAATCTTGATAAATTGAATAATTGCTCCTTGTCGTAGATTGACGCTTTACTGGTAGTAAATCCATCTACTAAGCTATTAAGGAGTTTCTCCTTGCTGACTGTTAATCTCTTTGGCATGGTAATCTAAGAGCCTTTCTATTCTCTTTTAATTTTTTCTTTACATCATCTAGCATTCGGTCATAATCAACGTGGAGACTATCATCCAATAGCCATCTAGGAATTATCATGAAGTCCATTCGACGCTCTTTTTTTAGTCCGTGCATACGCTCAAGAATCTCCCTTAAGTATTCAGTGAAACATCTTTCCTCGTAATCCATTGTCATGAGATCGAATACATGCTCGGCACCCATGAAGAATTGCCAATCATCTTCTCTGCAAGCAATCATGTAGCTAGGGTAGTAGACAAACGGCGGCACTATGTCGACGTCTAGTGCTACTTCATCGCCACCAAAACAGGCTTCAATGTTTTGCCTTGTAAATTTCTTAATCTCTGGGATTGATACGACATGCCTAAGGATATCTTCATTGCTTTCATAGTAGAGTGGTAAAGAATCGACTAGAGCATGGTGTTCTCGCATGAGCCATCTAATTGGTATGACTAGTTTAAAGTTGCAGGCTTTGCATACTACTCCGTGAACTAACGGCTCTCCATTGCTTGGGTAATCTTTAAGCGGCTCTTTACAGATATGACAATAATCACCTTTTCTTAGGTTATTCATTAGCTTTCTTCTCCTTTATTTCAACTACTTGCTTCTTGTAAAGAAAGTAGCATTGAAGAGATTCGTATCTACATGGCTTCATTTTTAGTGTCTTACAGAACTCGAAGTACTCATTGAAGCTAATCATCTTTTTTTTCCCTCCTTTTCTTTGTCGTTTATGAGCTCCTCAAGGTCACAGCTAATATCGGAGAGGTTAGAAGCGGCATCAGCCACTTCTGCACTTAAGTCGGCACACCAGTCGTCGTAGTCATCATCTTTGGTCTCTCTTCCTTCGTTATCGAGATCATCTTCCAATTCCTCAAGTTGCATTTGATAATCAAAGAGTTTCTCTTGAATATGCTTGAGTCGGTTGAGATAGCCTTTCTTTTGTTGATTAATGTAGTCTTTCATTTTGTATTGTGTCCTTTAACTAGGGAGCATTTCACTCCCTCAGTATTTAAAAGTATACTCACTAATTTAGGATAGTCAACAATTTTGTTATAATTTTACTCCCTTTTTTTGTATAATAATTTTGTAAGGAGATTTATTAATGTGAACAATCTTAAAAAGTACCGAAAAGAGAAAAAATTCTCACAAAATAAATTAGCTGAAATGGTTAATTTAAATAGTCGTAGCTATATAAGTCAATGTGAACGCGGTAAAAGCCGCCTTTCATTAGAGATAGGTAAAAAATTAGCAAAAATTCTTGGTGTTGATGTTTATGACCTCATGGGTGATGATGTCTATAAAAAGGGAGTTGAAAAGGATATTGTTAAAGTTAATGACAGAGATATTCGGTTATCTCCATGCTCCCTTGAAATAGCTTTTGATGATTTTGTTTCTGGTTATGCCTATTTATTGGAATCCGATGATAAAAGAGATGATCCTAAGGATATTGCCATTTTTCATCTTCTAAATGTCCTTAATGAGGATTTTCACGGTATGACTTCTAAGGATATCAAAAGCGTTCAAAAAGTTGTTGTTGAATTTATTAAAAGTCAACATTTAAATAAATCGGCATTATTTGATTTTCAAGACGAATTAGGTCTTAATAGTAATGATAAAAATGAAGGAGGAAATAAGTAATGAAAAAAATAATTCTATCTGCACTTGCTTTGATTAGTTGTTTATCTTTGGGCTCCTGCTCTAATGAGGAGAAGCCCTTAAAAACTATTCAACTTAAAGAGAACCAAACTCTTAAAATTGACAAGTATGTTTTTGACTACTCAATGTCTTCACCATGTTTTTATGGCGACTATATGTCAATAGATCCAAAAAATGATAATCAGTATATTAATTGGACTTGGCAAGAAGGAAAAATTTTCCAGTTTCCCCAAAAATATACCAATATATCTTTGCTGATATATGAATCAACTATTAAAGTTGAAATAGATTATGACCTTGTCGAAATTTCCAATTTTTTCAACGATGGGAAAAGATATAATGTTAATAAAACATGTTTTACAGTAGGTCAGTCAACTACTTTGTATTCTGACAAAAATCTTTCGGATTCATCCCTTATTTTAGGAATTGGGGTTGTAACAAAAATTGAAAGGGATGACAGTGATGGTGAGTTTATCTACTCTCCCGAATCTTTCGACTATTCTGATTACTCTTTAACCTTTAACGCTAATACCACTCCATACGAGCTTAAAGAGGTTTCCAAATGATTCCTGCTGTCGGTTACTGCCGTTTCTCTTCTGAGAACCAAGCGGATGGATTCTCCATCGAAGCACAGAAGAATGCCATCAATGAGTTTGCTTCTAGGATGGGCTATGAGATTCTCCGTTTTTATGTTGATGAAGCTAAGTCTGGAACGACTACTGAAGGTCGTACTTCTTTCCTTGATATGCTTTCCGATTCTAAAAATCATGAATTCCAAGTTGTCATCGTTCATAAACTTGACCGCTTTGCGCGTTCTCGTATTGATTCTGCTGTTTCTAAGAAAGTCCTTAAAGACAATGGTGTGAGACTTATCTCAGTCTTGGAGCAATTGGATGATTCTCCCGAATCTATCATTCTTGAATCTGTTCTCGAAGGTATGAATGAATACTATTCTAAAAACCTTTCACGAGAGACCAAGAAGGGTATGAAGGTCGCTGGTGCTAAGGGTCGCATCCTCGGTACTATTCCTTACGGTTATATTGCTGACAAGGAAAACAAATTCCAAATTGTTGAGAAGGAAGCTAAGAATGTCCAATTGATCTATGATTGCTTTAATAAGGGCATGACCTTTAAGGCTCTTCGTGAAACTCTTAAAAAGCAAAATATTCAGACTCGTGCTGGTAAGTGGTTCAATGATAGTTATCTCAGGCAAATGCTTATGAATCCTGTCTACATGGGGGATTATCATTTCGGTGAAGCTATATATTCTGGGGTTGTTCCTCCTATCGTTTCTCGTGACTTATATGATTCTGTTCAAGTGATTATGCAAAAACATAAGAGAGTAGTTCCTAAGGACAAGGGGACTTCCTATCTATTGACTGGTCTTATCTTCCATTCCTGTGGTGAAGCTATGGTCGGCTTTAAATCGATTAAAAAAGGCAAAGCATACTATTACTATCGTTGTCGTAAGAAAGAGCCTAAGGGCTATGTCTATAAGCAAGCTATCGAAGATGCCGTTCTTGCTGCCGTGCAAGATTTCTTCACGGATGAAAAGGTTATCTCTGCGTATGTAAAAGAATGCAATAAAGCCTTGAAGGAGATCAAGAAGTCTAGTGATGTTGGTGCTCTCCGCAAGCGTGCTAACGAGCTAAAGACTCAGTCTTCTAAACTTCTTGATTTGTATCTTAATGGAACTATCAACCAAGAGCTCTATATGGAAAAGAAAGAGCGTATTGATATTGAATCTAGACTTGTCGAATCTCAAATTGCTACCTGTGTTCAAGCTTTCGATTTGAGTCCAGACATCATCCGCTGTGCTTTTGCTGATTATGCGGACAAAATAAAAAACAGCCTAGATAACCCTAAGGATACCCAAGCTGTTCTCTCTACACTGATTAAGAGCATTAAGCTTTATGAAGATAGATTCGAAATCACATTCAAATTTGGCGATAGACAGGTAGCGTATAATTTCAGCAACGCCCCCCGAAAAGATAAGGGCGGCGAGGAACTCCGAGGGGTATCAAAAGCTGCTCAAGGACGTGAAGGGTTACCTGACCGAGACCGAGAAGACGGCGGTCGG